TCTACGTCTCGTGGGCTCGGAGATGTGTATAAGAGACAGCAGGAAATCAGTCTGCAAACATTGCTATCGGCTTGGGTGCAAACGCGGGCAGCGGCAACCAAAACACGTTTATTGGTCTTAATAGTGGAATAAATCACACGACAGGCGAAGAAAACACTGCTGTTGGAAGTCAGGCGATGACACAAGTTACCACTGGTGGCACCAACACGGCTATTGGCTCTCGTGCAATGAACCTTGTTCAGACTGGTGATGGCAACGTTGCTATTGGTGCTTACGTTATGAACTCAGCGTCAGCACTTGGAAACTATAACTTTGCTGGCGTTTATGGCGCACTTGAGGGTGGCACAACTGGTGATAACAACGTAGCAATCGGTCAATACGCTGGCGGCAGAACGGCAAGCAAAACATATTCAAACAATACATGCTTGGGATATTATGCTGGTGGCTCACTGTCGCCATACTCATTGGGCGCAAGTGACAGCAATAGAATTATCATCGGCAACAATAGCGTCACAAATGCATATGTTAGAGTTTCTTGGACTGTGACATCAGACGCGCGTGACAAGGCAGATGTTACGCCAATCCCTTCAAGCCTAGACTTTGTTGAAGCATTAAACCCAGTTACGTTTAAATGGGACAACCGTTCGGATTATTACGTCATGGACGATGACGGCAACATTACAGACAAGCCAACACCAGACGGGACACATAAAGGTGACAAGCTGTTCGCTGGTTTCCTTGCGCAAGAGGTGCAGCAAGTCATTGATGACCTTGGCTACGTTGACGATGTAATCGTGGACAATGAGCAAGAAGATTTGCTGAAAATCAAAGAAACCGCGTTAATTCCTGTACTGGTCAAAGCGGTGCAAGAATTGAGCGCGAAGGTTAAGGTGCTTGAAGCTGCGGCGGGGTAACATAAATGCCACTCATACCTCTAAAGATACCAGCGGGGTTCTACAGAACAGGCACTGACCTTGATGCCGCTGGACGCTGGCGCGATGGCTCACTTGTGCGCTGGCGTAATAATTCGCTCAGACCGATTGGCGGTTGGACTGAAAACACTCTGATCGGCACAGATGGCGACTTAGGGATGACCAACGCACCGCGCGGCATGCATACTTGGCAGGCCATTGATGGAACGCGCTATATCGCGGCTGGGTCAAACAATCAGCTTTATGCGGCACTTGCGTCAAACACAACGTATGACATCACCCCGTCTGGGCTGACAGCGGGGCAAGTTGATGCTGTGTTTGAGGATGGCTATGGTTACGGCGCATATGGGCGCGAGACATACGGCACTGCGCGTACCACTGGGACACTCATTGAGGCTACAACGTGGAGCTTGGATAACTGGGGCGAGTACCTTGTTGCCTGTTCATCTGCTGACGGCAAGTTGTACGAGTGGCAGCTAAATGGCGCAGTCGCAGCCGCGCAAATCTCAAACGCGCCAGTTGATAACCTTGGCCTAATAGTTACAGAGGAACGCTTCCTGTTTGCACTTGGCGCAGGCGGCAACCCACGCAAGGTGCAGTGGAGTGATCGCGAGGACAACACAACATGGACACCAGCATCCACAAACGAGGCTGGCGATATTGAGTTGCAATCGGCGGGCGAAATCCAAACAGCGATCCGAACACGCGGCCAGACGCTAATCCTAACCACAACATCAGCACATACGGCGCGATACATCGGCCCACCCTACGTTTACTCTTTTGAGCGTGTCGGAACGTCATGCGGTGTTATTTCGCGCCAAGCTGTGGCAGATGTTGATGCAGGTACATTCTGGATGGGTCAGCGTGGCTTCTTTGGCTTCAACGGCAACACTGTGACAGAAATACCGTGCGAGGTTCACGATTACGTCTTTGGCGACATCAATACGGGTCAGGTCAGTAAAACATGGGCTTTGGCAAATGGTCAGTTTGGCGAAATCTGGTGGTTCTACTGCTCATCAGGCTCTAACGAGATTGATCGCTATGTGGCATACGATTACAAAGAGGGCCACTGGCTAATCGGCGATCTATCCCGCACATGCGGTGTTGAGCGCGGCGTGTTTACCTATCCAATGCTGATTGATGGCAGTGCAGTCGTCTATGACCATGAGCGCGGTTTGGCGCACAGCGGTGGGACAGTCTACGCGGAAAGCGGGCCAATCAGCATTGGCAACGGCGACAACATCATGCAGGTTACTGACCTTATCACTGACGAGCAGACGCAGGGCGATGTCAACGTAACGTTCAAAAGCCGTTTTTACCCGAATGACACTGAGTACACGCACGGGCCATACACTCCCTCAGACCCAACGTCTGTGCGGTTCTCAGGTCGTCAGGTGCGCATGAAAGTGGAAGGTCAGACACTGGCAAACTGGAAAGTCGGCACAATGCGCGTTGATGCTAAAGCGGGTGGGCGCAGGTAATGGCAGCACCCGTATTACCGCCAATCACGGACAACCTCAAAACGTGGGGGCGTGAGCTTACAACGTATTTGCAGCGTCAGCTGCCGCGTTTGTACTTCAAAACGTCTACAGACAGCCCAGCGGAGAACGGCGTTATTCTGTGGGACGAAACGAACAAGTACCCTGTTGTGTCCAAGGATGGCGCGTTTGTGCAGATCGTCTTAGAGGATGGCCACGCCAACCTGATCCGCACGACAGACGTAACGGCTGCGGCAACCAACACGGCCTACGCAATCCAGTATGACACGCCGACAGGTAATGTTGGTATTTCACTAGATGGCACTGATCCAACGAAGATCGTTTTTGCAGAGGCGGGTGAATACTTGCTGATGTTCTCAGCGCAGATTAGCTCAACGTCATCTAGCACGGTCAACTTCTACTTTTGGCCTCGCCTGAACGGCACAGACGCAACAGGCTCAACTATGAAGAACGCCTTGCATCAGAACGGCGCAACGCTTGTTGTGTCACGCGCGGCAAAGTTTGATGTTTCGGCTGGCGATTACTTGCAAGTTATGTGGGCAGTGGATAGCACAAACGGCTTTTTGGATGCGTCTGCGGCGACTGCGTTTAGCCCAGCGGCACCAGCGACAACGCTTGCGATTACGAGGATGCACGGATGAATGCGCATAATCCTATAAGTGAATTAGAGCGTTGCCGGGGCTGGATCGAGGCGGCATTGGAATATTCTGGTGGCACCCATGATTTTGAGGATGTAGCGCGCTCACTGTATTCGGGAGCGATGCAGTTGTGGCCTGCGCCAAAGGGGTGCATAATAACGGAAATTGTGGTATATCCTAAAAAAAAGGTACTACACGTTTTTCTAGGTGGCGGTGAATTGCAGCAAATTATGGAAATGCATAAAGATGTGATAGCATGGGCTAAGACGCAAGGTTGTGAGGCTTTAACTATGACGGGGCGCCACGGCTGGAAGAAACCATTAGCGGAGCATGGATGGCAGGCCGTGCACACGTCATACATTAAGGAGTTTGAGAATGTCTAAAGGCGGCTCAACATCAACAAGCGTTGAAATCCCAAAATATATTGAGGATGCAGCGAAACGTAATTTGAATCGCGCTGAAGGTATCGCCGGGCTTGGATATGTTCCATATTACGGCGCGGATGTGGCTGCGTTCACGCCTATGCAAGAGGCTGCTTTTGGTTCAACTAACCTGGCGGCGGGCGCGTTTGGTATGCCAACAGTTGGCGCGTCAGAGCTAACTGGGATGCCAGAGGCTGAGACTTTTGCTGGCGGTATGCGTGGTTATTCATCAGCACCAATGTACGAGCAGAGTTTGCAGGAGCTGCAAGCCCGTCGTCCAGGCCAGTATGAGTACATGCAAGGTTTCTTCATTGACCCAATCACTGGGGAACGCGGTGCGATGATGGGAGATCCGTTTGACTACACTACTGGTAGAGCGCCAGTAAACGCTACCTCAGACGGCGGGGGAGGTTCAGGCTCTAGTGGTTTGCCTGGAATGCCTGGAGGTTCTGGTTTCACAACATACGGCGGTAGCCAAGATATTGCGCATGGAATGCTAGACGACGCTTACTCTGATTACGGCGCACAGATCACTGCGGGGACAGCAAGTCCGGAGGATAATCCGTCATACAATGCGGGACTAGCTAACGCGAATTCTGATTATGCAGGAATAACATCTGACGACTTTACCGGTCTAAGTCAAGCAGAGCAATATGGATTGATGGGTCAATCTATGGGCGCCGCTGGGGTACGCGGTGTTGACGGAGGTTACGCTCAAGACGATCCCACAACGGGGATTTTTGGCGCCGCACAAGACGTAATCGGTTCAGTTACTTCAGTGGTTGATGATGTAGTCGGTTCAGTTACTTCAGCGTTTGGCGGAGATGACGAAGGCGGTGAAGGCGGCGATGACTGTGTAATTGCAACGCACGCTGTTTCTTCTGGAGGCTTTACCCCGCAAATGAAACGTGAGGCAGTTGTTTGGTGTATGCATAACCTACATGACAAGTGGTGGGGTGAGGCAATCCGCCGGGGCTACCGTTACCTTGGTAAGCAAAAGATCGAACAAGGTAAGGCGCACAAGCACTACCAGGAATTCCGCGATTATATCGCATTTGCGAACGGAAAGAAGCGCACTCTAATTAGCGCTATTAAATTCACATTACGCACCGCTCAATTCTTTGCGGTGGGTATGATAAAGAAGGACTCGTAAAATGGGTGCAGCAGCAGGAGCAGGCGGAGGCAATATCTTTAAGCAAGCCGCCGGGGCAATGGGGCAGGCTAGAAGTGCTTATGGTAATTTAGAAAACTTCCAGCCAGCAAATATGCAGGCGGTGGGAGTTGCGGGATCACCAATACAAGCAGGTCAACTTGCAGGCACAAATATGGGCCAATACATGAATCCCTACACGCAGCAAGTTATTGAGCGCGGTGAGGCAGATATTGCAAGGCAGCGTGAGCAAGCTCTAAACCAACTAGGCGCATCCGCCACCGCAGCAGGCGCATTTGGCGGGTCGCGCCAAGGTATAGCTGAGGGTGAAACATACGGGCAATATGGCCGAATGGCGGCTGACCTTGCAGCGCAACAGCGTCAGCAGGCATTCCAGCAAGCACAGCAGGCAGCGCAGTATGATATTGGGCAAAGGTATGCTGCGGATATTGCTAACCGACAAGCGCAAGAAGCGGCAGCGGCGAGAGAACAAGCAGCAAACTTAACTAACTACCAAGGGCAATTCACTGGCGCAGGAATTCAGCAGGCTGCGGCGAGCGGTCTAGCAGGCTTAGGTCAGCAAGGGTTCAACATCGGCTCACAGATTCAGCAACAACAAGCGCAGCAAGGGTTATTACAGCAGGGTCTACAGCAAGCGCTTATTGATGCGGCTAAAGGCCAGTACGCTGGCTTTACTGGTGCGCCGGGCGCGTCGTTATCAGCGCCACTGGCTGCATTAGGCGCAATGCCAAACCAAAGCACAACGACAACATCACAAACACCTGGACTATTTAACTACCTACAGACTTTGGCGATGATGAAGATGTGTTGGGTGGCGCGTGAGGTTTACGGCGAGGATGATCCGCGTTGGCTGGAGTTCCGAGACTGGGTTGTTGGTCACTCACCAGATTGGTTCTTTAATGCATACGATAAATATGGCGCCCGTGTCGCCAAGATTGTTAAGAAAGTGCCAATTCTTAAATCAATCATTAAGCCGTTTATGGACGCTAAACGTAAGTCGATTGGGTATGAATAAATGGATTACCGCGCAGAGGCACGCCGGATAGCACGAGAGATCGGGATTGACCCCGATCTATTCGTGCGCATGATTAACCGGGAAAGCGCGTTTGATCCTACAGCGGTTAGCCCAAAGGGCGCTATCGGCTTGGGCCAGCTTATGCCAGGCACGGCGTCTGATTTGGGTGTAGACCCAAACGATCCAATCCAGAACCTCACTGGCGCAGCGCGTTACTATAAACAGCAACTTGAGGCTTTTGGAAACCCAATGATTGCGTTGGCGGCTTACAACGCAGGGCCGGGTAATGTTCGCAAGTACGGCGGTATTCCTCCGTTCAGTGAAACGAAGAAATACGTGCAAGACATTATGAAAGGCTATGTAGGGAATAACACAATGACACCGACATCAGCACCACTAACTGCATCCATGACGCCAAACGCCGCGTCAGCAACGACGACAACGCAAAAACCAGACAAGGGTATGCTGCGCGGTCTGTTAGATTACGCAAGCGAGAAAAGCCCGGACACAGGCTTAACAAGGTTCCAGAGTTTTGCCGCAGCACTGGATCCACTGATTATGCCGGAGATG